ATTAGAAGTAAAAGTGATCCACGTAGTTGTAAATTGAACTTAAATGGAATGTTCTTTAATGATAAAAATGGGCAGCCTTTTAGTTTAATTCAAGCCACAATGCCTCTTCAAGACAAATTTGATTTGCTTATATATTATAGAGATAATCTTATTGCATCTAGTGGTACAATTGGAGACTGAATTGATTTAGCATCTGTTCCAGAGTTCTTAGGTGTTGAAATGCCAGAACGTTTAATGAAATGAAAAGCATATAAAAAGAACGGAATGGCACTGTATGATTCTTCTCAAGAAGGAGCCCAACTTCTAAATACAACATTTAATGGATATGATGACACTTTGAAAGCACAGGCAATTCAAGCAATTCAAGTTGCAATTGATTCTGTAGAACAACAAGCATCAGCTATATCTGGTGTGTTTGCTCAAAAACTTGGACAAATACAAGAAAGAGAGGCTGCATCAAATGTTAAAGTTGGTGTTCATCAATCTTCTCTAATAACAAAGCAATATTTCCATGCTATGGATTTGATGCAAAGAGAGGTATGTCACGATTTACTTGATTTAGCAAAATATGTTTTTAAGAATGGCCTTACTGGTACAATTGTTTTGGGAGATAGACTTGTAAAAACATTTACTGCTCTTCCAGAACATTTTACAACTACTGATTTTGACATTCATATTCAAGATAGTGCTGAAACTTATGCTAAATTACAAACTGCGCAGCAATTAAATATAGAATTAATTCGTGGTGGTTTGTCTGATGCAGAAATGACAATTGATATCTTAGATGCCAAGAATCTTACTGACATGAAGAAAAGAATTGTCAAATCTATTCGTGCAAAGAAAGCAGAAAACAATATGCTTCAACAACTTCAGCAACAAGTACAGCAATATGAATCTGATGCAAAACAAAGTCAAAAGACTATTGCAGATCTGCAAAATGAAATTAAAAGACTTCAATCTCAAGTTAATTCTTCTACTCAAGCTAAAATTCAAAACGATGCTAGAAAACTGGATATCGAAGAACAAGAAGTTAGAGATAAAAAGGATTATAATGATAAACTTATTGAAGTTAAAGAAAAGCAACTTGAAGCAGAACTTGCACAGATTCATGATGGAAACCCTTATAATGATCAAATAAGAGATGTCTAAACAAATTTATATGAATGGGTGTCGTCTGGTTGTAGATGTACCAGATGGCACCTATTATATGGTTATTTATGATCAACAAGAAAAGAATGAAAACGAAATGTATTCTGAGATCATTGAAATAACCTCTCGTTCAGAATTTGAAATTAGTAAAGATGGAATGTATACGATTTATCTTTTCACTATTCCAAATGTTACATTTGAAGATAATAAAATCAAAGTAGCAGATCTTAACGAGTTTGATTCTGTACAATTAGTACGTTCACATATTAATAAACTTTTAACCATTCGAGATTATGAATGCATTGAAGAAGAGGTTCTATGTATTTGTAATTTAAAAAAATGTTTATTAAATTTGCAGATGAAGGCATTTAAAGAAGGAACTGCAAATTGTGGTTCATCTAAATGCAAAAATCAAGAAAACAAGTCACAGCGTGATTATATTTTCCTTGGAGTTTGATTGATTGAACAGTTTATAGAAAGAGGCTTATTAGAACAAGCACTAAATGTATATAACTGTTTACAATCTTGTGGATCAATCTGTGGAAACTTGTTAAAGGCAAATAATGATTGTGGATGTGATGGATAGAATATTAGATTTCGTATATAATAAATTTATAAAGAAATGTAAAGATTTAGAGATGGGCAATGTACTGACTGATAAAGATATTTGTATCATGTGAGATGCATATCAGTCATATTGTCTATTAGATAGCAACACTTTAAGTGCGAAAGAACAAAAACAAATACTAGAACGCTATGAAGAATATTAAACGTGTAAATACACAACTATCTTCTGACTCAAGTATTAAAACAACAGTTATTACGCTTTCTAAGTATGATAAAGATCAGGTGTATCATAACGATGCTGAACAAATTGATCTTATTGGTTTCGATGGATCTCTTTACTATTATTCTGGTCACGGTACTAGAAAATTTGGAGTAGATGATCCTAGAACTGTAGGTGACTTTGAATGTTTAGTTCGCAAAGGTACTCCTGGTGAACAGGGTCCAAAGGGCGATAATGGTGACACACCGGAGACGCCGGAAATCAGAGCTCGTTTTGATGGTGGAAAAGTTCACATTTATTCTTACCAGAATGGTACTGAATACAGAGAAACTACTTCACCTGATCTTACTGGACCTTCTTGGAAGCCTAAAGTTGAGGATAACGTACTGTCTTGGGAAAGAAGTTGGGACAAAACTACACCTAAATCAATTAATTTAGATGAGTTACGTCCAAAGGAGGGACATCCGGTATTGTTCAGAGTTGATTCCGATAATACAAAACGTTCTGATGAAATATCTGGTCCTGCCAGATTCATTCAGTGGAAATATGAAGGCCAAGAAAATTGGACGAATCTTATTTCTATATCCGAATTAATGAATCTTACTTTAGCTGGTGTGTCGATTTGGTATAATTCTGAAGATGGAATGTATCATTTTGGACATCGTGAAGTAATTTCTGCAAAATACGATGCAAATAAGGAAGGTAGACGTATTATTACTGATGTTGAATTGGATATGTCTGACTGTGGTATTTTATATGATGCTGGTCCAATACCTTTCCCTAATTTTGAACTTGATATTGAAGAAATTAAACTCAGACTAAAGGATGCTGAGGATGAAATTGCTCGTCTTAGAAGAGATATGCCTTCTTTAGATGGCTATATTAAAGGCCCGCTTAAGACTATTAATAATATACCTGTAATTGGAGAAGGTAATATTCAATTTGTTACAATTAACGGTAGATCACTTATCGGTAATGGGGATATTACTATTCCTAGCACTGAAGGTTTCTTAAAAGCTAATGATCTAAAAACAATTGCTGGAGAATCTCTTGTTGGTGCAGGTGACATCAAATTAAAAACCGTAAATAATGAGTCTTTAATTGGCGAAGGTAATATTGCATTCCCTGATTTGTCAGAATATGCTAAAAAGTCGGAAATTCCTGATGTTCAAGATCTCTCTGATTATGTTAAGCGTTCAGACATTCATTTAATTAATAATCAAAACATTTTAGATGGAAATGTTACTATCAACGTTCCTGCCGGTGGTACACAAACTAAATTAAGAGTTTCCAATAACATACTTAGTGTATCTTATGATGATGGTGCTAATTGAGAAAATCTTGGAATATTTGGTGGTGACGGACAACTTCCTTCTGATATTGTTGTTGATGTTAAAATTGAAAACGGAAAACTTCTTGTGAAGAAAGATGGTGAATCAGATTATACTGAATATAATTTACCTTCTGGAGAAGGTGGTAGTACTTGTGAAGAATGTTTCACTACTAACCAAATCCTAGAAATGATTAATGTTGCTCTTAGTGGTTATGCTACTAAGGTGTATGTAAACAATACAATTAATGAAAGAATTGCAGAAGCTGTTAGTGGAGAATTAACCATTAATACTTATAGACCGTTCTCTGTTTATACAAGAACATCAACATTAACCGCTCCTTCTAAGCCAGGAATTGATGACTGAAAGTGGTATTCTACTTTAGATAATATGTTACATGATGCTTCTAAAGATGATCCACAGACTGGAGACGATGATGTTGTTAATGGTTGGTCTAATAGTGTTCCTGCTGCAACTGATGAAAAACCATATCTATGGTCTTCTTGGAACATCTTCTCTGATTTAAATGGTACTACTGATAAACAATGGTCAGAACCTTCTAGAATGACTCCAGAAGACGGTACTGATGGTGTCGATGGAGATACTACTAAATTTATTTATAATCTCGTTGATTCAAGAACTGCTACTGTGAATATTCCTAATGGAAATGGTAGTAATTTTGTAGAAGGAAACGGATGGAAAGACAATGCTACTGGTATTGATCCTATGCATCCTGTAGAATTTTATGCTTATTCTACTTATAATGGACGTACAAAAACCTGAAGTTCTTGGCAAGGACCATTCAAATGGTCTGTATGAGGAGAAAATGGCGTAGATGGCAATGGAATTGAATATATTTTCCATGCTCAGGCATCTTCTCAAGTTGCAAGTTCCTTAGATCCATCTAATCTATCTGAAGAGATTGTAAATAGTACCGATTATCAGAAAGCAGAATATCTTCCATATAAAGATGGTGCAAATGAGCCTTGGACTGATGAACCTACTGGTGTTAGTGCAGACGTTCCTTATGAGTTTGTATCTATTCGTAAATATCAAGATTCTAAATGGACTGCTTTCTCAAGACCTACTCTTTGGGCACACTTTGGCAAAGATGGTGTTTCTTTAGTTGATAATTATGTGATTGTTCCTTTAACAACCACTGTTACAAGAACAGACGCTGGTGTTAGTGGTGAAATTACATTCAGACTATTCAATAATGGCAAGCTTAGAATGAACCAACAATATGGTTCAGATAGTACCAAAAATGTATGTGCATATTTAGGTAGCTATTCTGATTCGTCACCTAAAGCTTTAAGTGGTGGAATAGACAATGTAAATAATGTTTATCGTGCAACCATTTCAAATGTTAATTCTTCTAATAATTCCATTCAAATTGTATGGTGGGAAGGAGACATGGATGGTAGAATATTAGATTCTGCAATTGTTCCAGTTATTGTTCCTGGTGCTAGTGGAGCACAATCCTTAGATCAATCAGTTACAAGAATTTGGGATTATAATGAAAATACACAATATTATGATGGAACAATAGCTGTTGATGGAGTAACCTATCTTGATATTGTTCAATATGAAGGTTGCTATTATAAGTGTATACATCCTGTAAAAGGCACTGCTCCTACGGATAGTGAGGGTAATATTAACAGTGATTGGTCAAGATTTGCAATTGCTTCTGATTCGGCATTTAATACTTTACTTGCTCAAAATGCTTATATTAAGAATCTAACAACTAAACAACTTGTTGTTACTAATAACGATAACACTGTTGTTGGTGGTATGACTTCTGGTAAGGCTATTAATACAACTCTTGAAGGAGGAGGTACTTTTAGCAAAACAGCAAAAGAAGTCGGAGACGTTCGTATCTGGGCTGGTGAATTAAGTTCTGGCAATTTAAATACTGCTCCATTTACAGTAACAAATGATGGTGTTGTAACATCGCAAAGTTCTAATGTTCGTACTGTAATGAGTAACGGTTTAATTGACATTGACGTTAAAACTGGAAGTTCTTGGATTACTCGTGCTAAGTTTGGATATGAAAATGGAGATATCATTCTTAAATTTTATGATGATTCTGGACAAGAATCGTACGACCTTGGTCCAAATGGAATTAAGAGGGATGGCAATATATTTACTCCTGCTACTTGAAATGTAATTAAAGCATACTATAGTTCTGTACAATTCAATGTTGACAATCTTTTAAGTCAATTGTCTTCTGTTACTATTTATAAGTATGAGGATGGATATCGTTTTGTACAGAATGGTTCTATCTATGCAATTCAATATGTAGATCCGTTTGTTTCAGGAGGTTATTCTAGTTCTCATTCTGATTTAAATGAAAAGTACTTTAAGACCGTTACAACTTTAACATCTACTAATTATTTAAATAATTATGTGAATGATGGTTATTATATGCTTCCTCCTGGATCGTCTGATGAAGATTATATTGATCATACTCAAACTGAATCTGGAATTACAGCACAAATCTTGCATATAACAACTGAATCTTCTGGAAATCCTCGTTTACAAACAATTACTAGATATATTGCCACTTTTGAAGAAACACAAAACGGTGATTATAAAATCATTAGTATTAAGCAGGCTTAATTATGGTAGATAAAACTAACTATAAATATCATTTACGCTTTTTTATGGCGTGTTTGATATGTATACTTTCATTTATTGGAGTATTAGGTTGTTTAAATTATAGTGTTGCTGCAGGAGGATTGTACATTGTTGCAGGAATCTCTATGATTGGCACAATAGTTTATTTCATTGCACACGAATATAAAAAGTTTAATAATGACACTGAATAATTAAATAATCTATACCAATAATCAAAAAAATTTGAAGAGACAATACCATGCCACCTACTAATTATATTTGGATGAAGACAGATCTTAAAAAGAAACTGATTGGAATCTATGAATGATATAATGGTAAGTGGCATGAGATTGAACTCGATGATCACGATTCGAATGTATACACTAAAACAGAGGTTGATTCTTTGTTACGTCTTCTTTGGAAAGAGTTGAATCGCAAACACAAAAAGAAGGACAATCAATAACATATGTAAATTATGTATATAGACTTTCAAATATTTCTGCTACG